GTTCGATCGGGGTGTGTAGATGGTGGTGGACGGGGTGGATGGGGTGGACGGGGTGGACGGGGTGGACGGGGTGGACGGGGTGGACGGGGTGGACGGGGTGAGTTTGACCTGGCTGCGTTGGTTGGGGGAGTTGGTGGCGGCGTATGGGGCCGGGGAGTATGTGGTGCGGGTGCGGGCTGATGGCGGCGTGACGGTGAAGCGTCCGCGCCGGCCGTTGGAGTTTGATTGGAGGGGCGAGGGGCGAGGGGCGAGGGGTAGAGCCGGATGAGTAGGTTGACCGATGCGGCGCTGCGTTTTCGGGCGCAATTGCTGCGGCAGGAACGAGCGGCGGCGCGCGAGATGGTGCGGGCGTATGCGGCGGCGTGGCGACGGCTGCGCGCTGAACTGAGCCAGATCGAGGCGCAGATCGCCGAGGCGCAGGCGGCAGGGTTGGTTGTGGGTCCGTTTACGCCCAGGCAACCAGGCGGGCCGGTGATTGCGCAGGCGCCGGGGATGGTGGGTCGGGGGACGTTTTCGGTGTCGTGGGTGTATCGGCGGGAACGGCTGTTGACGCTGCTGGGGCAGGTGGAGCAGGAGCTTCGCCAGTTTGGGGTGCTGGCGGATGAGTTGACGGTGGCCGGTCAGCTTCAGGCGGTGCAGGCGGCGCAGGCGAATGCACAGGCGTTGATGGCGGAGGCGGCCAGGGCGGGCGGTGCGCCGGAGTTGGTGGGGATGTTCAATCGGTTGTCCACTTCGGCGGTTGAGGAGTTGGTTGGCTTTGCGTCGGATGGGTCGCCGCTGCGCGAGTTGTTCGAGGCGATGGGCGAGCGCACAGGCCGGGGCGTGCGGGAGGCGCTGGAGACGGCGGTGGCGACGGGGATGGGGCCACGGGAGACGGCGAGGCTGGTGCGCCAACAGTTTGGGATGGGGCTGAGCCGGGCGTTGACGATTGCGCGGACGGAGCAGATTCGGGCGTACCGGGAAGCGAGCGGGCGCACGTATGAGGCGAATGCGGATGTGTTGGACGGGTGGGTGTGGTTGAGTGCGGCGGACGCGCGCACGTGCGCCAGTTGTCTGGCGATGCATGGGTCGGTGCACGCGGTGCAGCGGCGCATCGATTCACATCCGAATTGCCGGTGCGTTATGCTGCCCAGGGTGAAGGGTGCGCGGATTGAGATTGAGAAGGGCGAGGATTTGTTTGCGCAGATGACGCCGGCGCAGCAAGATGCCAAACTGGGCAAGGCGGCGGGTGCGGCATACCGGGCGGGTGCGGTGAAGCTGGCCGATTTTGTGGAGGTGCGGCGTGACCCGGATTGGGGTGACAGCCGGCATGTCAAGAGTCTGCGGGCGGTGGTGGGTGAGAGTGAGGCCAAGCGATGGATGCAGACGTTGGTCTGATTGAACAAATGCAGATTGACGGGAAAAGCCGTGAGGAAATCATTGCAACAGTAATGAGCTACTTCGGTTTGTCCAAAGAAGAAGCTGCATTTATGGTTGCTGTTGCGCTCGGCGAGATTGATGGCGATGTCATTGAGTTAGACGCTCATGGCAATGTCGTTTAGTAATTTGCTTGATTTTGGTCTGACAATCTGTTATTATCAGACGGTGGCGCAGGGCTGTAACGGCGCCTGTAACAGTACGTTGAAATTCTAGTTTCCCCAGAGCGAGTGAGCAGAGGGGCAATCCTGGACGGAGAAATCCGGCGCTGGGGTTGCCCCTTTTTTGTTTGCTGCCGGCGGGGCGATCCACGTGGCGTTGCACGGTAAACACGAATGGAGCGAAAGATGAGTGAAGAAGGAACGACAGGGATGGTGCAGGCAGCGGGCGAAGCGTCGGCGGCGACGGAAAACACCGATGGCCAGGCTGAACACATGATCCCAAAGCGCCGCTTTGATGAGGTCAACGGCAAGCTGAAGACGCTAGAGGCGAGACTCGCCGAGTATGAGGCGCAGCAGATGACCGAGGCACAGCGGTTGCAGGCACAGGCGCAAGCGGCGCAAACGCAGGCGCAGGCGGCGCAGCAACAGCTGCGGCAGGCGTTGGCGGAGGCGGCGATTGCAAAGGCGGCAGCAAAGGAAGGGGTCAACCCGGAGTTGCTGTCGAAGCTGGTGGAGCCGGAGTTTGACGCCGATGGGCGTCCGGTGAACGTGGAAGCGGCGATAACAAAGGTGTTGGCGATGTATCCGCAGTTGAAGCCGGCGCCGGTGACGGTGGGGGCGACGAATCCAGGGCGCACGAGCAAGTTGACGATGGAAGATGTGAAGAAGATGTCAGAAGCGGAGATCAATGCTCGGTGGGCGGAGGTCGAGGCGGTGATGGCAGGTAAGTAGCGGGAGGCTACGATGGCAATTGATAATTTCATTCCGAGTGTGTGGAGTGCAAGGCTGCTCCAGAATCTACACAATTCGCTGGTCTACGGGCAGAGTGGCGTGATCAACCGAGATTACGAAGGTGAGATCCGGGAAGCGGGCAACACGGTCAAGATCAATGCGTTGGGTGCGGTGTCGGTGGGCACGTACACGAAGAACAGCGACATGAACGCACCGGAGACGCTGACGGATGCGCAGCTTTCGCTGTTGATCGATCAGTCGAAGTATTTCAACTTCCAGATTGATGATGTGGACAAGGCGCAGCAGAAGCCGAAGGTGATGAGCGAGGCAATGCGGGAAGCGGCCTATGCGCTGGCGGATGTGGCCGACCAGTACATTGCCGGGCTGTACACGGGCGTTGACGCTGGCAACCTGATCGGCACGACGGCAGCGCCGAAGACCGATCTGGGCGACGCCGGCAAACCATACGAGTACCTGGTGCAGCTGGCGGTGGTGCTGGACGAGGATAAGGTTCCGGCGGCTGGGCGGTGGGTGATTGTGCCGCCGTGGTTCCACGGGCTGCTGTTGCAGGATCAGAAGTTTGTGGGGACGGGCGGCAGCAATGCGGAGGCGACGCTGCGCAATGGCATGGTCGGCGAGGCGGCTGGCTTCAGCATCATCAAGAGCAACAACGTGCCGAACACGACCAGCGCCAAGTATCGCATCATCGCCGGGCATCCGATGGCGTGGTCGTATGCGGAGCAGATCAACGGCGTGGAAGCGTACCGGCCTGAACGCCGCTTTGCTGATGCGGTGAAGGGGCTGCACGTGTACGGCGCTAAGATTGTGCGCCCGACGGCGTTGGCTGTGTTGACGGCGAATCGACCAAGCTGAGGAGGCTGAGATGAGTAGCAAGAACTTTGTGGTGATGATCGGCGTCGTGGCGCTGCTGGCCGGGGCGCTCTTCGGGGTGATGCTGAACACGCCAAGTGTGCAGGCGGGGCCGATGGCGGCGCCGACGCCGGTGGCGAGTATCAACCAATCTACGCAGGCGGCGTCCGAAGTGACGTGGATGTCGGGCGTAGCGACTACGGCATCGGGCGGCAGCACGGCGGTGCTGGTCACCAACTGGGACTATGCGGATTTGCAATATGTGATCGACCAGACCGATGTCAACACGGTGACGTTGAAGTTGCAGTTTAGCAATGACAATGTGAACTGGACGGACGGCGCTACGCTGGTGACTGACAATGCAGCCGATGCCGCAGCGCTGGCGCAACATGCGATCTTCGGCAAGTGGGCACGGGTCTACGCAACGGTGACCAACACCAACCCGGTGACGGTGACGGTCAACGCCATTTTGAAGTAGGTGTGAGGGGGCGCTTCTTGATCGGGGGAGGGGCGCCCCTTCATCGACTGACAATAGGGAATTGTAGGGCGTGGGGGAACGATGGCACGAGCATCGATGACGGCGTTGATTACGCAAGTGCGGTTACTGATTGCCGACACGGCTGGCGCATCGCAGACGTTCAGCGACGATGAGCTGCAAGCGTTTCTCGACAACAATGCGTTTGATGTCTTCTACGAAGGGCTGACGCCGGAGCCGACGATTGCGCCGGGGGGTGCGACCACGTATTTGACGTGGCGGGCTGCGGCCGGCTGGTGGGAAGCGTCTGAGGTGCTGGTGGATGGCAGTTATAACACATTGACGGCGGCCAGCGCAGACCGTCAGCGAGGGCGGTGGACGTTTGCCGAGCATCAGCCGACCGTGTTGATTCGTGGCGCCCGCTACGATGTGTACATGGCCGCTTTCGAGGCCGTGCAGGCGTGGAAGGCCCAGTTGAAGTTGAGCTATGACTTCAGTGCCGATGGCGGCGATTATAAGCGCAGCCAGATGCTGGCGGCGCTGGATGCGTTGGCGGGGTCGTTGCGTGCGCAGGCGGGTGACGGTGGGGTGAGGGCGGCGCAGATGGTGCGGTGGGATGGGTGAAGACTACAGCGGATGGGGACGGGAACGGATGGGACTACAGTGGATTTGGACGGGAACGGATGGGACTACAGCGGATTTGGACGGGAACGGATAGGGGTCGATGGAACAGGGCGAGTCGATGGTGGAGATTGTGGGGCGGCTGGAGCGGGCGACGAATCGGCTGGAGGTGCTGATTAGCGGCAGTGCGGACCTGGGGCTGCCCGGTCTGGCGGCGGAGGTGCGCCAGTTGCGCGCTGATGTGGACGAGATGCGTAGCCGGTCGGCGTCGCTGTGGCAGTGGTTTGTGGGGTATGTGCTGTTTGTGCTTTCGTTTGGGTTGATTGCTATCGACGAGCTGCAGGTGCTGTTGGAGTTGAACCGGAAGACGGCGTTTACGGGCGGCGGGTTTATGTTGGTGCTGGCGTGCGGCTTTTTTCTGTCGGGGTTGGGGTGGATTCGATGGCGGTAGGGGAGGCGGGGCGACCGTACTGATGGGGCGGTTGCAGCGGGAGCGCATCCGGCGGCTGTGCGAGTTGCAGTTGGCGATTGTGCGAACGATGGATGGGTTTATTGGGGAGTGTCATGAGGCCGCGGCGCGGGCGCCGCGGCATTGGCGGGAGTTTTGGGAAGGTGAGGCGCACGTGACGGAGTTGGAGAAGCAGTCGATGGTGAACCGGGTGCAGGAGATGATTGATTGCGCGAGCGGGAAGTTTGTGGAGTCGTTGTGCGAGAAGAAGAGCGATGCTGACGGCGAGTGAGTTGGCGGCGATGCAGGCAGCCCAGGCCCGCGCGATGATGGACGCTTGCCGGTTGCTAACGCCGACGAAGACGACGGGTGATTTTGGGCAGCATGGGGCGACGTACACCGAAGGCTCCGAGCTTGCGTGCGGCTTTGAGGCGGCGACCGCGCAGCGAGGGGGGACGCTGGCCGGGGTGGAGGTGATGCTGAATGCCCGGATGCGGGTTGACCTGGTGAATGGGGCGAGTATGACGCCGGATACGTTGGTGAAGCTGACGCAGCGCTTGAACACGGCGCTGGCTACGGCGGAGTATTACCGGGTGGTGGGATGGCCACGGCAGGGGCCTACGGCGTTTGTGGTGGAGATGGAGCGGATCGCACGCCCGCCGGGAGCGCCGTGATGGAGATTCGGGTCGAGATCACGGGAATCGCCGAGGTGATTCGCCAGTTGGATGGGTTGGTGAGTGCGGCGGCGCTGCGTGAGGGGTTGGCGGCGGCGGCGCATTTGGTGGAGGGGCGGGCGAAAATCAAGGCGCCGGTGGATACGGGTTTTTTGCGCAATTCGATTGGGGTTGTGTCGGTGACGAGCCGGGAGGCGGTGATTGGGGTGGGCGCCGAGTATGGGGTCTATCAGGAGATGGGGACTCGCTTTATGCGGGCGCAGCCGTTTATGCGGCCGGCGCTGGAAAATAATCGAGAAGCGATTGCAGGGTTGATTCGGGATGCGTTGTTGCGGGGGGCGAGCCGATGACGTTTGAGGAGGCGTTGGTGGATTTGTTGCAGGGGGATGCGGCGGTGCTGGCGGCGGTGGGGGAGCGGGTTTGGCCGGTGGCGGTGCGGGCGAATCCGGTGTGGCCGGCGATTACGTATGGGCGGGAGAGTGGGGAGCGGCTGTATGCGCTGGATAGCAGCCCGGTGCGCCAGGTGGTGGTGATGGTGGTGCGCTGTTGGGCGCAGGGGTATCCGGCGGCCCGGTTGCTGGCGGATGCGGCGGCAGGGGCGCTGGCGTTGCAGGAGGCGGCAGGGGTGGCGGTGGCGACGGTGCGGGATGGGGCGGATGTGTGGCTGGACGGGCATGATGTGTTTGGCTGCACGCTGGTGGTGGAGATGGAGGCATTGGGGTGAGGATGGTTCCAGGACGATTTGTGCGGTTGTTGGTGGATGAGTTTGATTTTTCGGGCGATACGTCCGGGGTGACGCTGACGCTGACGGGGAGTGCGATTGATGCGCCGGCGCTGCAGCAGACGGCGTTGCAGCGGATTGCGGGCGACGCCGGGCTGAAGGTGGAGCACAGCGGCTATTACACGGGGCCGGATGCGGGCGAGCTGGAGGCGGAGTTGACGGCCAGGCTGGGGACGGAGACGCCGGCCGCGGTGGCGGTGTTGCTGGATACGCGCGCGGTGGGCAATCCGGCGTATGTGGCGTGGCGGGCGTGGGGCGAGCAGGTGACGGTGGAGACGCCGATTGATGGGCTGGTGACCCTGTCTGGGGCGTGGGGAGAGATGCCGGGCTACCGGGGGGTGGTGTTGTTTGATGGGATGATGCCGCCGGGACAGATTGTCGGGCCGAGGGTGGATTTGGGACCCGCGGCGCTGCAAGCGGGGCTGACGGGGGGGCTGTTTGTGTTTGTGCGGGCGGCGCCGCCGGGGAATCGAATGGTGGTGATCTATACGGCGCCGGATGCGCAGAGTAACGGGGATGCGGTGGGTGGGGTTTCCTTTGACGGCGTGGGTGTGTTTGAAGGCATGGTTTTCTGGGATGATGCGCCGGAGCCGCGCTATGTGCGGGTGGAGTTTGACGGGTCAGATCAGGGCGAGGGCGTAGAGTTTACGGCAGTGCTGTGGCTTGGCGGCGTGACGATGTAGCTGGAGTTGTAGCCGGAGTTGTAGCAGACAGGAGAGTGAGGAGCGATGGGCAGTCGAGTACGGGTGTTGAAGCATGTGGCGGTGAGCTATCACGGGTTGGCGCTGGCGCCGTTTTTGAATCAGGCGTCGCTGGACAACACGGTGGAGGCGGTGGATACGACGACGTTTGACAGTGACGGGAAGGAGAGTGCGCCGGGGACGCCGGGCTTTTCGGTGAGTGTGGGCGGGCCGTGGGCGAAGGCGCTGGACGATGTGCTGGGGCCGGATGGGATCAGCCCGCCGGATGTGCTGCGCACGCTGGTCTATACGGTGGGGCCGGTGGGCGGGCAGGTGATCCGCACGTGGACGGGTTCGGCGACGGTGGGGGCGTTTATTAGCGATTATAAGATCGATGCGTCGGACCCGATGGGGATGATTACGTGGTCGGGGACGCTGACGGTGAGCGGGGCGCCGGTGCGGACGACGGGGTGAGGGGAAATGTATGTCGATACGAGTGGAGTGCAGTACGCCGGGGTTGGAAGGGAATTGGGTTGAGGTGGATGAGGTGTGGACCCGGCGGGAGTATAACGAGTTTGTGAAGTTGCGCGGGGATGCGTACTGGACGCTGTGGGCGCGCAAGGTGGTGGCCTGCCGTGTGGAGCTGGCGGACGGCGGGGTGATCGACGACCCAGCGGCGCTGGACGAGGCGCTGGTGAGCGAGCTGGATCTGCGGCTGCTGCGCTGGTTGAGTACGGCGGTGCTGACGGCGACGGCGTATTTGTTGAACCTGGGGGAAGCGAGCGCACGGTTATCGTTGGATGGCGTCGGGGTGGCCGTGCAGAAGAAGACGAACCCGACGATGTAGTAGACGAGCGAGAGGCGGATGCCCGGATGGTGGCGGCGACGCCGGCGGCGCTGCTGGATGCGTGGCTGTTGCGGGAGTTTCCAGGGCGGACGCTGGAGGAGTTGGACGGGATGGATTTTGGCCGGTTGTGGCGGGCGCTGGCGGCGCGGGCGGTGCTGAAGGCGGAGGAGGCGAGGGAGAATCAGTTGGCAGGCAAGTATAAGCCGACGGCGGCGGAGTGGCGAGAGATTGTGCGCAATGACCGGTTGGTGGGGGGATAAGCGGTTGTTGTGGGACGGGGAGAGGGGAGAGGGGCAGATTGGAGATTGGAGATTGGTTGAATCGCCCAATCTCTTAATCTCTTAATCTCTTAATCTCTTACTCTCCTTTTTACCGCATGGCGGCGAGGAGGAAGCCAATCAGCAGGAGGCCGCCGGCGCCGAGAAGGAAAGGGATGATGTGCAGGCCGAGGTAGAGCAGAAAGCCGAGTTTGATGCCGTTGCGAACGTCGTCTGACATGGGTGGCATGAGCTGTTCTCCTTTTTTGGATTACTCCCCTCAGTATCGCGCAATGTGGTGAGAATTCATCTGACTTTTGAGGGATAGATGGCTGACTTGAATCTGAAGGCCAAAGTAACGCTGCAGGATGATGCCAGCAAGCCGTTGGCGTCGCTGAAAAAGCAGCTCGCCGACCTGCTGCAGACGCAGGGCGTGGTGGGGGCAGCGATCGGTGCGACCCTGGGTGGCGGCGTCACGGCGGTGGCCGGCACGCTGGTCAAATTGGTTGCTGACGGGGCGCAAGCTGCTTGGGAATTGGGGGAGATGGGCGCACAGGCGCAGCGCACGGAGGCGAGTTTTGAGCGCCTGGCGGCCGGCGCCGGTGCATCCGGCCGGGCGATGCTGGCGGCGATGGAGGAGGCCAGCCGCGGCACGGTGGCGGAAACTGATTTGATGGCGGCGGCGAACCGGGCGCTGGTGCTGGGGGTGGCGGACAGCGCCGAGGAGATGGGCCGGCTGGTGGAGGCGGCGATCGTGCGCGGGCGGGATGTGGGCGTGGGCGCGACGCAGGCGGTCAACGACCTGGTGACGGGGATTGGCCGGATGTCGCCGCAGATTTTGGATAATTTGGGGATTGTGGGCGCGGCCGGTGCGTTTGACGAGTATGCCCGCTCGCTGGGGGTGACGGCGGAGCAGTTGACCGACGTGCAGAAGAAGCAGGCGCTGCTGAACAGTGTGCTGGCGAGCACGGAGGGGATGAGCGTGGCCGACGATGCGGCCAGCTCCTTTGAGCGGATGGATGCGGCGATTGAAAATATGAAGGTCGACTTAGGCGAGTTGTTTGGTCCGGCGATGGCGGCGATTGCCGACAAACTTGCCGAAGCAGTTGGAGGGATTAAAGACGCCGTTGATGCAAGCGCACTGCAAGCTACGCAAAGCTCGCTGTTTCAGTTGGGAAATACGCTGAATGGTCTGATGACCGCATACGATGACGCCATTATTTCGATGCAGAATGCAGCAAAGGCGGCGGATTCTCCCGGCCTGAAAACGGCGGCCATGAATGCTGAAATGCTAGGCGCCAGTATTCAGGGGGTGGCGGAAGAATACAATCGGGCGGCAGCCATTACAGGCGCACCGTTGATCGATGTCGAAGCGCTCGGACAAGGCATTGTTCAGTTTGTGCAACTGGGCGATGAGATGAAGAACGCAGCAACAGATGCCGCCAACTTGGAGATTAACGTCATCGCAGTCGCCAATGCCGCACGAGGTATGGCAGCACAGTTACGGGGTGGGTTTGCGGGCCGGGCACAGGCGCTAGCCCTTCAGGCCGTGGAGCTTGGCGCCCCACTTGAGCAAGTCGAAACGCTGCTGGCCAACACAGTAGATGCTATCAATGCAACTGAGATTGCCTATGACGGCAGCACGCTGTCATTATTCCACAATCAGTTGGCGATGGAGGAGAACCTTGCCGGATTAGATGGAATGGTTGACGGGCTGACGGCGGCGCAGGCGGCAGCGGCAAAGTTTGCCAGCGCTGGCGTTACGCAGGCGACAAAGGCGTTGGACGATCTGCAAAGCAGCGTTTCCAGCCTGGTGGGGAGCCAGTTGTCTGGTGCGCTGACGCTGGATGTGAGCTGGCCGGGGCAGGATGGCGCGCGGCAGGACGATGTGAATGAGAATGCGCGGCGGCTGGCCGCGATTGCGAATGAGGGGCTGATTGGGCAGGACTGGCTGGGGGAGTTTGCGCAGGAGGCGCCCACCACCTATGCGGACCTGATGCTGAAGATTGCGGAGGGGATGGACGCGCAGGGCGCGGCGCAGTTGCTGCTGGGCGAGTTTCAGAGCGGGCTGCGGCCGGATTTGCTGAACTTCGATATGATCAAGCAGCAGGTGAAGGATCAACTGACCAGCCAGCAGGCGATTGAGGAGATGACGGGCGAGCTTACCAGCCAGCTGATGGCGGAGATGGGGGTGAGCGCGGACCAGGTGCAGGGCGCAATGGGGCAATTGGGGCTGACGGGTGGCGCCCTGGGCGGCGGCAGTGGCGGCGAGGCGGTGGATTTGTCGGTCTCTGGCGGGCAGGCCGCGGCCTCTTTTTCCGCGTCGTTTGTGAGTGGGGTGAATGTGGCGGGGATGGGCGCGAGCCTGGCGGGGCGGATTACGGCGGAGTTTGCGACGAGCGAGGCGAAGGCCGGGCTGCGCGGGAGTGCAGAGGCGGTGGCTGCCTTTTGGAGCCAGATGTTTACTGGGCAGGTGGCGAGCGATACGCCAGGGGAGTTGTTGAGCATCCTGACGGATAAGCTGCTGCCGCTGATGCTGGCCGCGCTGGCGCAGCAGCATTCGACGACGAGGCCGAGCGATGGCGGTTAGTGCGACAACGTTGAACGGGGTGACGCTGCCCGCGCCGGCCTCCTATGCGGTGGATGGTGAGTTTGTGGGCGGCGCGGTGCTGCTGGCGGATGGGTCGGTGCGGATGGATTTGATGCGCCAGGCGCCGCGGCGTCATTTCCGGCTGGGGTGGAAGGAGCTGACGGCCGCGGAGCTGGCGGTGGTGCTGACTGCGTACACGGCCGCGGTGACGCTGACGGGCGGGGTGGTGCTGGAGACGCCGGACGGGGAGCGTTGCACGGTGAATGGCGGGATGACGCCCGGTCTGCAATATGAGGGGCGGCGGCGCGCGCAAGCGACGGTGCGCTATGAGGTGTCGCTGGAGTTGTGGGAGGCGTAGGGGCTTGAAAGGCCCATCCACAGATTTCACAGATGACACAGATAAGGGCGCGAAGGAGTTTGGGACTTCAGGTGCAGACGTGGCAGCGGCCTATCCACAGATTTCACAGATGACACAGATAAGGGCGATTCAATGATGCAATCTGTGTCATCTGCGCCATCTGTGGATGGTTTTTGAGTGGGCGTGAGGAAATGAGCAGATTTCACAGATGACACAGA